AAGGAAGGAATGGGATAGTTCTTGAGAAAATAAAATTCCACCTTTAGTTTTTTCTTTTGGTGTAAAAGGTAAAACTAAAATTCTGTAGCCAACTGGTTGAGGTAATTGATCAGCTACTTCTTGAATGTTGTGTTCGTCTAATCTTTTTGCGTGAGGTTCTTTTGGTTCGTTTTTATACTTTTCTTCTAGAGCTAGTCTAGTTTTTGGTACTTCCTTTGATGTCGATAACGTTTCCGTCATTTTGCTCCTTTTCATCGTTGTTTAGCAGGTTAGAGATTTCCTGTAATACTATTTGATAGGCTTGTGCCTGTCCCAACATATACTTATATTTTTCCATGCTGTCAACCCCACCAGTAATCATACTGTCTCCAATACTTTGTAGTGTAGCGTTAATTCTTCTTTTTAATTTATCTATTATTATTAGCTCTTCCACGTTTCATCTCCTTTATATGTTTTTTTAATATTTTAGATTGTTTTTTATGTAGTTTAGAAGCTTTATTTAAAGCTTTAGATACTTTTTCTAATTTCTTAACCATAATATTCCTAATGTTTAAATGATTGCAATTCTTTTAATTTTTCTTGTGCATCTACAAGTTTTTGCATTTGTTTATCTATTTCGTCAATGTGTTGTGGATGTTCTCCAATACCAACACTATTTTCTAAATAAATTTTTATTGTTGCATCAGCTTCTGATATCTGTGCATGGTATCGATCTTCTAGCGCTTGAAGGAGGGCTCGTTTCACAAACTATTTTTTAAAACCTTTTAAAGTTTTTGCAAGTCTGGCACGTTGACCTAACTTGCCACCTTTTTTAGCTGCAGCATTTAATTTTTTTGCAGGAATCTTTTGACCTTTTTTAACGCCTAAAGATTTTCTTAATGAACCGGGTTTCTTAATAGCTTTTTGAATCCAGTTTTTATCTGATTTCACAACCTCTGCCTCTCTTGGCTATACCACCACTTTTAAATACACCTCTACCTTTTAAGACATCAGCTCTAGTAACTTTACCATCACCAGTTAGATCAGGAAATTTACCTCTTTTTTTATCTCTAGCAGGAGGACCCATTTTTTTCTTTTTAACTTTGCCACCTTTAGCTTTAAGTTCTCTTACGATTCTAGACTTTTCTTCACGGAGATTTCTTTTGCCTTTTCTAGTATCTGCTTTTTCTGCATCAACTCTTCCAAGCTCTTCAAGTCTGTTCATTCTTCTAGTGTTCATAAACTACCTGTTAATCTTTCCGCTTTTTTTAGCTTTAGAACCAAACTTACCATAAGACTCATCTCTGCTAGCTTTTAACTGTGCAGGTGTTCTTTTCTTTCTGATTCTCATAGCAATAGATTCATCTTTTCTATCTTTGTAACCTTGTTTCTTCTTACCTACTTTACCACCACTTTTCATGCCTGACTTTCCATATGGAAATCTAACATTTGATCTTACTCCGTTTTGTCTCATTTTTTTCCTCCGTTTCTAAAAATTTGAGTTCCCTTTATACCATATATACTCGCAACGACAAGGATCCACAAATTTGTGAACCATGACGGCAGCTGCGAGAACATCTCGAAGAACAATTTTACTTTGTCCATCGCTGTTGGATCGTCCGATATCACTGCCCAAGCGAGCACCAACACGGGCAAACTGAGAATTATGAGAACTGCCTCGTCTTTCCAGTCTGACTGTCGGGCTTCTAAAAGTTTACCTTGGTAAGCTTCTTGCCCTTCGGCCATTTTAGTAGCGTGCATAAGCTGCGCTTCTGACATAGCCATTTTCGTTTTCTGCTTGTTAGCATAAATTTTACTTCCAGCAGAAACGGCTAATTTAATTGCCGATAACCACATAACTTAGTACCATTTAGCTTTGACAGGTTTTTTATCAGCTCTCATCGCTTTTGTTCCTCTAACAGTTACTGTTTGAGTCTCATCAGGATTAGTAGCTTCGATAGTAACACCGCCAGTTTGATATCCATCCTTACCAACACCTAATTCTTTTGTAACTTTAGGTGCTTTTACGTAAGCCTGTCCTCTTTGCCAATCTTTGTCCATAGTTTTCTCCTTGTAGGGTTAGTTATACTTATTTTTTCTTAAAATTTCTACCGAAATCGTGTCTTTTGCTCTTATCAGCCATTTGTTGACGTTCTAAAGCAGCATCATTAGACATAATTTGTTTTTCTATTGATGTATTAGCTCTTAACACAGCTAAATCTTCATTTTGATCTAGTTTTTCGTCATGATGTACATCACCCATCATTGTTTTCATAGTGTCTAAGCTAATTCTACCTTCATCATAAGCTCTTTTTGCTTCATCTGCTCTTGCTTTAATGTCAAGTTCTCTTGATTTTAGTTTTAATAATGGATCACCACCAAATTCTGTTAAGATTTTTTGTTCTTCATCCATATAATCTTTAGTCATCTCTGCAATCAACACTGCTTTTCTAGCATTTATCTTTTGTGATAGTAAATTTGCTTGTTGAATTAGTTGTTGGTTCTGTGGTTGTTGTTGTAACATCTGTTGCATTTGTTGTGCTTGTATTAATTCCTCTCTAAACTCAAGTTGTATCTGTTCTTGAGCCATTAAAGAAATTCTTTCTAGTATATTTTTTTGTAATGCACCCATAACCATTGGTGAATTCTGCACCATGTTAGATCTCATAAAACTTAAATGCGCATCTATGTGAGCTTTGTGGTCCTGTCCTGGAAAAGCCTGAAAAGGTTTTCCTGCCATAGCTGCAATTTCTTCCAAACTTGGATCAACTGGCTGTGGCTGGACAGGAGGAGGTAAAATAGCATTAATGTTTTTTACCCCTAAAGCTTCATACATCGATCTGTATGCTTGATACAAATCATGTACTTGAGGATTCGACTGCGCTAGTTGAAGTTGAGACTGCGCCATCGAAATTCTTTGTGTTTGAGAAAAAATATTTGGATCTGCTACTGGTAAAATATCTATTCTGTCATCAAAATCTGTAACCTTAACACTTCTCTGTGCACCTGGCACATCGTAAGGATACTCCGCTGGTAAATAAGTTTTAAATACTTCTGCTAATAATTTAAATTCTTGTTTTAGTCCGACATATAATCTTTTGTGTATAGCTGACATAACCCGCGATCCACGCTCCAATAATGCTACTGTCGTTCCGACTGCAGCTTGTTGATTCATGTCACCCACTTGTGCATCAGCGATGCTCGCGAATCGTTGACCTGCTTGCACGACTGTTCCCATTAACTGTAAAAGAGTTTGGTCTGGTCCTTTAAATGGTAATTGCATAAATGCATCTCTAATATTTCCACCCGGAGCGTCGACATCTCTAAACTCACCAGGTTGTAATGGTTGTGCATCATCTCTAATTCTAATACCACGTTGTTTAAAACCAGCTGGTAAGTTTGCTAAAGTTCCTGCATCTAATAATTGTCTGAGAGCTGCAGTTGCAGTTCTAGTTAAACCACCAATCATGTGTATCAAACCAAAACCATAAAAACCTGTTCCTGGTAAAAATTTAAATTGTACAAAATATTTTATTTTTTCTTTTGCAGGATCATCTTGTGTATAATTTCTTCTAATAGATAAAACTTTATTATTAGCTTCTGCAATTGTTACAATATAAGGTAATTTAATTCCTGTAGGTTCTCCATTTGCTCCAATATCTTCAAAACCAGGTAAATCTAAATTTATATGCATTTCTAAAATTGTGTATTGATCTTCTTGACCGTCTTTTGAAATTCCTTCAAGTTCTCTTTCTTTTTCTTCTAATTGGTTTTCTGTAACAGGTGGTTCTCCTAATCCTATGTCTCTATAAAAACCAGAAACTTGTTGCTTTCTTATTTCATTTTCAGACATTTTAATTACATGCACAATTGCCTCCGCATCTTCTAATGAATTTGCAGAATATGGTACAATTAAATCATCGGCCGGTACAAATTTAGAAACCGCTCTACCTAACAAATCATCGTAGTAAACTTTTTTAAAAGTAGAACCCGACAACGGTAAATAAAATAACATTTGATCAAACTCTGGTTCATACTCTTGCATCTGATCCATAATTTGATAATTCATAAAATCTTTTACTCGGTGAGCTTGGTCTTGTTTTTCATTTGTAACGTCACCTAAAATCTGTGCACGCACTGGACCATCTGCTGGTAGTAATTCTTTATAAGCTTGCGCTTGAAATTGTGTTACGGCTTCTGCAAGAACAGGGTGATTAACACCAGACGCACCTCTAAACGGTTCTGTTCTTCTTTCATATTTAAAACCTAATAGTTCTAATCCTTCTCTATAAGACTGTTCCCAGTCTCCACGAGATTCTTTGTATTCTGTATATTTATCAAAAAGAGCTGAACCAAGACTATCTAAATCTTGTTCCTCTATAACTTCTGCTAAGTTTTGAAAATGAGTTTCTGATTCTAAATTTTGTGCTTGTGGATTAAAAGATATTTCTGCGCCACCCATCTCGTCCATTATGACTTCTGGTTTTTGCGGATCTTTTGGTAAATCTTGTCCTGGTATCGCAACTTCTTGCTCTACAAAAGCTTCGTCAGATACGGGAGTATTTGGTAATGCGTCGTCTATTTCTGCCATGTCTCTTTCC